TGCGATCTGAGATTCTGTACCCTCCGTGAAAACGGATATTACACATGAAAATGTGTTACAGAACACTCAATAAGTAACGGTCAGAAACTTCTACTGCGACTTAGACCTTTGGTGCTTCAGTTGAGATATGGGACGTAGTTCCAGTGCATCAGAGTTAGTTAGTTAATATTTGTATATTAACTCTGCTCTGTACTGAGATGAAATCCTAAGAATACAATTGATAATCCCCTGGTCTGATAGCGGGCTCTTGACGGATGGACAGCCTTCGACTTCGTGTTGAAGTTGTTCACACCGTAGAGTTAAGTTGTGATTAGTATTTCCAGTCCCCCGTGAGGGGAACAACTGAAATCTCTAATCCAGCTATGTATATTTGATCGTTGACTCGGTTTACTATGATTGATTTCCGTTCCTATCTTAGATGATAGAAAGAGGTTTCCGAAAGGTTTCACTCTTTGATAATCTGAAATGATTATCCAGAGATCAGTCTAAAGGTAACATATATTAACTATATATGACCGATGAGACACCAGGAGACCGTGAAAATCGGATCTTGTAAACTGGTATAGCTAACGTTAACTGCTATACGCGAGTAACTAATTAACAACAATGGAAAAAGTAAATCAATCACTTAATCTATTGAAGCTAATTAAATCAAAATACGTAACTGTGTTAAAGACAATACCACTTACCGACAAAATCGGTGATAGATTATTCAATGTTTTGGCTATGAACAATGTTCTTAGTCAAGGTAGAGTAACTAAACTTTTCGCAAGAGTTAGACTTTCTAAACTATTTTTGACGTTCATCTTGAAGTATCAATCCCATCACGGGGCTGAGGCAACAGTAAAATGGCTTAAAGCCAATTTAGTTGCTATTCAAAAAGAACTAGGTCAAGACAGAGTAGTGTCAACTGTTCCTCTAGGGACAATACTGGCGTTCAGTAGAATGACTGGTGGTCTTCCCAGAATAATTCCCTCTGAAAACAGAGCAAGAATTAGACGAGGAGACCCTAAAGAAATTAGATTTTGGACAGGTCTATTTAATATTTACAGAATCTTAAAGATTCCTGGTAAACTTAAATTAGAAACCATCACAAATCCTTTTTCTGGAGACACTGATATTCTAAATACTTACATCGAGTTAGCACAATCTTTTAATCCTTTCAACAAAGTTGATGGGTATTTTGAGATTGTAGCCAAAAGCTTGACTCCTACTAAGTTTTATCTTAGTAGAGCCGCGAGTCCTTCTAATAAGGTCTCAGCTAATGGTGTTCTAACTGATTTGTATCTTTTAGATAAGTGTCAACCACATCTTCTACAAGAACTAATGTATTATCTCTATTCGGTTCACCCCCATGTAACTCCTTTCCTTGAACAACTTCAAATCGGAATCAAATTGATTCATGGTTTGATATCGTTCGATGGAAAAGAAATACATGGTTACGACGGAAAGACATATATTCAACATAGTCACTTAATGTTGAAGGAATCTCTTAGAGCATATGGAGAACCAGATCCTTTTAAAGGAGGTGGTTTATCTCAATTTGCTGCTAAGGAGGAAGCAGCCGGAAAAATCCGACTGTTTGCCTTAATTGATAGTATTTCTCAATCTGTGTTATCACCATTACATGATATGCTCTTCGATTTATTGAAGAGAATACCAAATGATGGAACATTCGATCAAGAAGCTTCAATTAGAAGATCTCAACAGAAAGCGACACAAGCGAATTGTGCCTTTTCCTTCGATTTGACAGCCGCTACTGATAGGCTACCTGCGAAGGTTACTGCTAAGATATTGGCTACTATCACTGGAAAAGATATTTCTGAGTCATGGTTAAACATCATGACAGATCGAAATTTCTATTTCAATAGTGATTTAGCTTCTAAATTAGGAGTCTCCGCAGGGCCTTACAGATATGCTGTCGGGCAACCGATGGGAGGATTGTCCTCTTGGGCCGGTTTGGCTGTTACTCATCATTGGATAGTCCAACTGGCAAGTTTTAACGTAACTCGAGATCTAAGATGGAATACTTCGTATGAAATCTTAGGGGATGATCTTGTAATATTCGATCCCGCATTAGCGGAAGAATATTTAAAGATCATGTCCGATCTGGGATGTGAAATCAATCTTCATAAAAGTATTGTTTCATATAACAGACCCGTTTTCGAGTTTGCTAAAAGAACTTGTTGGGGAGACAAAATTGTCTCTGGAATTTCATTTGCTCAAGTACGAGCTTCTCACTCTGTGGCATCTAGGGTTGCTAACGCGATATCTTTCGCCGAAGCAGGTCTAATGTCGTCAGTAAGTTTGCTAGCCGTTACTTTAAGTAAATATGTCTTTAGACATGGTCATTCTAGTGCTGAACGAATTTTTAATAATAAAAATTCTATTCAAACTTCTAGACTGATCGGTCTTGCGCTATTATCTCTATTTGGGACACTTCACCATCAAGGTGTTGTGACGCTAAAAGAGTTAATGACAGCAATAGTTGATCCTCGAGATGAGGAATTCGACTATACCGGAGAATCCGTTGGGATTCCAGTTGTAGCTTCATTAAAAGCAATAGCAGACATCCTGGGAAATACAAAATCTGATGTACCAACAGTTAGAAAACCGCTTGTCTTTTCACATCCAGTGGAAAGAGAGGAAATTTTCAAAGAGTATGAAACTGAGTTTCCTACAATAGTTTTACAATTTGCTTTAGATAAAGCAAAGAAACTATGGGAAAACCAAGACAAATATGTCGCGGCTTATGCTCAATCTTTATACTTTGGAGTATATGACGAAAGTGAAAATCACTTAGATCATGTATCCTATGAAAATTTACCCAGCGAGTACAAACTCTTGTTAATACAAGTTAACAACTTCGCTGAAAACCTATTAGGGTTACAAGACGCCAAATGGCATCCTGAAACTCTATACGATCATATCTACGATTTAGCATATAAACATGCCAAATCAGGAGATAGATTGGTTTCTTTTGAAGCTGCTTCAGATTTACTGGACAGAGTTGAAGCAATGGAATTTAAGTTAAATTCTCCTGAGCATATAGCTCCTGGAAAATTTGTACTTGAATCCGCTCCAATACTAAATGTTATCAAAGGAGTTGATTTCAAATATATGTTGAACAAACAATCATATATTAAAGATTTCAATTTCTCTGAAGATCATTTATCTGTCCTAAATAGGTAACACAAAGGATAACTCTTACGAAGGAGTGGTTTACCACAAAACCGTAATGATTTTAGTTTCAATACTAATAATTTAAGGGTTCCAAAGATAGTAATATCTTTGGTTGCCTCATTTCAGTAATTGGAATGAAAATCGTATCC